TGGATTGGTAGGACAGGATATATCAGTAGGAGAATTAACCGCTACAAAAGTTGTTACAAACATAGTAAGTCAATCTATCGCATTTGCGACGGGTTCTACAATATTTGGAGATGAAATTACAGACGCTCACCAAATGACAGGTTCATTATCAATATCAGGAAGCTTATCGTTTAGTGAAATTGATGGTGGAAACTTTTAAGATAATTGGGGATTCCATAAATGGCGGCTAATAAGATTAAATTAAAAAGAAGTGATGTTGAATTCAAAGTACCAACGGTATCGGATTTATCATTGGGTGAACTCGCCGTAAACACTTTTGATGGAAAACTTTTCTTTAGAAAAAATGATGGTTCTGATTCATTAGAAACTATAGTAACTACAAACGCACAAATTACTGGTTCTATAGAAATGACTGGAGCCGTAACTTCTTCATTAACTTTGATTACAAACTCATCACCAGAAGGTAATATGTTTACAGTAAGAGTTGGTGGAGAAGATAAAGTAACTGTTAACTCGGATGGTACATTAATAGTAAAACCTGTATCAACCTTACCAACAGGTACAGAAGGAGCTTACGCAGTTAGTGGAAGCAACTTTTTTATATATTTATAAAGGTAATAAATTTGAAAACTATATTTATTATAGTAAAACATTTTTAAAAAACAAATAAAAAGAGGAAAAAAAAATGGCAACATGGAAAAAAGTACTCGTATCGGGTTCGGCAGCTGAAGTTTCTTCATTGAAATTATCAGGAGCTGTAAACGCTGGTACGGACACAGACAAATTTCTTGTTTTAGATGGTTCAGGCAATGTGGACTTTAGGACAGGAGCACAAGTACTCTCCGATATTGGAGCAGGTACTGGTGGTGGTGATATCACAGCCGTTGTAGCAGGAACGGGATTAACTGGTGGAGCAACCGCAGGAAGTGCAACACTTAATGTAAGTGGATTAACAACATCAGAAATAGCAGCTGGAACATTAATAACTGCAGCTGAAGATTTTGAAGATAATGATGATACTAAAATTGCGACAGTAAGAGCTATCGTAGGACAGGGATATACTACTAATGTAGGTGATATCACAGCAGTAACCGCAGGAACTGGTTTAACTGGTGGTGGTTCATCTGGTGGTGTAACACTTAATGTTATTGGTGGTGATGGTATTACCGCAAATGCAAATGAAGTTGAAGTAACAGTTGATGGTACTACAATTGAATTATCTGGTACTAATGGTTCAGGTGCAGTAAGAGCTAAAACTGCGGCTATCGCAGAAAGTGGAACTGCGTTAGCAACAGCAGACCAAATTTATACTTTCGTAACTGATTTTGGATATACTACAAATGTAGGTGATATCACAGGTGTAACTGCTGGAACTGGATTAAGTGGTGGTGGAAGTAGTGGTGCAGTAACATTAAATGTTGATTTATCAGAACTTACTGATATGACACAAGCAATTAATAGTTCACAAGATGAATTGATTTTATTAGATAACGGAGCAGATAGAAGAAAATTAATTTCTGAAATCCCATTATCAGCATTTAACAACGATAGTGGATTCACATCCAACAATGGTGATATTACTGGTGTAACCGCAGGAACTGGTTTATCAGGTGGTGGTTCATCAGGTGCTGTAACACTTAATGTAGGTGATTTAACAGTTTCAGAAATATCTGAAGCAACCTTAATAACTGCCTCTGAAGATTTTGAAGATACTGATGATACTAAAATCGCAACGGTAAGAGCTATTCTAGGACAGAATTATACTACTAATGTAGGTGATATAACTAATGTAACTGCAGGAACAGGTCTTAGTGGTGGTGGTTCATCTGGTGCTGTAACATTAGCATTCGATGGTACTGAATTACAAAATCATACAATTGGTAATGGTAATGGTACAATTACAATCGATGGTAACTTAACGGTATCTGGTACAACTACTACTGTAAACACTACAAACTTAGATGTTACTGATACATTCATTTCACTTAACAATGGTGGTTCTGCGGCAGATAGTGGTATCGTTGTTGAAGGACAAGGTGCGGCATTCGCATGGGATGAATCAGAAAACAGATGGGGATATGATTTCTCAGGAGCTGATGGTTCAAATAACTCAGTAACATTTGATGCATATGCAGTTACAGTAGAATCTGGAGCTGAAACTATTACAGGAGTAAGTGGAAACTACACTAAGAATGGTAATATGTATATTGATACATCAAATGGTGATATTTTCATATACTCATAATAGATGAAACTAAAAAAAGTTATTAAAAAAATTATGGAAGATTTTAAAAGTTTAAGAAAAAGAGTTGATAAGTCAAAAACCAAAAACGAAGTATATCTAACACCGAATGAGTTAGAATTCCTCTTACAGTTGATTGCCAAATCTAACTTTGAGGGAAGAGATGTACAAATCGTTTATGAAACGGCTGTAAAACTACAAACACTTTTATCTAACGAATAAATTTTAAACCCCTTACAGAAATGTAGGGGGTTTTTTTGTTTAATAAAAAATTATTCTATATTTATTGATACATATCTTTAGATATTGGCCCCATAGTGGGGAAGTGGGCTTACATAGTGTAAGTAACCAACCGTAACTAAAAGGAAAAGAAATTATGCCAAATTGGAAAAAACTAATTGTTAGTGGTTCATCCGCAGAACTAACAACACTAAAACTAACTGGTCTATCAGGTGGTTCATCTACTAAAGCAGTAATGGTAGATGGCTCTAATAATTTAGAGACAAGGACTTTAGGAAGTAACGCATTTAATAGTACAACAATCCCATCAGCAGCAAACAACGCAACTATTACAATAACCGCAGGTAACGCATTAACAACTGGTGGTAACTTTACAACAAATCAAAGTTCTAATGAAACCATTACAATACATCACCAAGATACATCAACACAAAGTAGTGTAAATAATTCAGGAAATACAGTTATCCAAGATGTAACCTTAGATACTTATGGACACGTTACTGGATTAACATCGAAAACACTTACAATCCCTTCATCATTCTCAGATTTAACTGTTGGAGAATTTAATATTTCAGAATTTAATAACGATGCTGGATATACTACCAATACTGGTACAATGAGTAGTTGGATAATTAAAGAAGGTAATGGTTCTGAAACCGCAACTGTAACAAATGGTGAAACAGTTACTATAGAAGATGGTACTGGAATCCAATCAGAATTAACATCAACATCAAGTGGTGGTACAATCACAATCACTAATACAGCTCCAGCAAATGATTCAACTATTAATGTTAATGCTGGTGCAGGCCTTCAAAATGGGTTTACATTTACAACTAACCAATCAAGTGACCAAACAGGTGCATTAGCACTTTCTGTTAACTCCTTAACAAATACAACCGCAGGTTCTAACGCTCAAAGATTCATTGTAGGTACTACTATGGGAGCAAATTATCGTATAGATGCAGAATATATCAATCTATCAGGATTTAATAACGATAGTGGATTTACAACAAACGCAGGTACAGTAACATCGGTTAGTGTTGGTACTGGGCTAGATGTATCAAATTCAACTACAACCCCATCTATTACATTAGATTTATCAGAGTTTACTGATATGACAGCCGCTATTAATAATGAACAAGATGAATTGATTCTTTTAGATAATGGAGCAGAACGAAGAAAACTAATTTCCGAAATTCCTCTATCAGCATTTAATAATGATAGCGGGTTTACAACAACATCAGGAGACATCACAGGCGTAACCGCAGGTAACGCATTAACTGGTGGTGGTACATCAGGTACAGTTACAATTAACCATCAAGATACATCAACACAAAGTTCGGTGAACAATAGTGGTAATACTGTAATTCAAGATATAACATTAGATACTTATGGACACGTTACTGCTTTAGGTTCAAAAACACTTACAATTCCAGCCGCAGTAACAAATAATGCAGAATTAGATAATGGTGCGGGATATACAACTAATACAGGTACAGTAACATCAGTTTCAACTGGAACTGGTTTAGATGGTTCATTCACAACATCAGGTACAATAACTTTAGATTTATCTGAATTAACAGATATGACAGCTGCCGTTAATTCTGAACAAGATGAATTGATTTTATTGGATAATGGGGCAGAGAGAAGAAAGTTAATTTCTGAAATTGGATTAAGTGCGTTTAATAACGATAGTGGATTTACAACCAATACAGGTGATATTACTGGTGTAACTGCTGGTAACGCATTAACTGGTGGTGGTACATCAGGTACAGTTACAATTAACCATCAAGATACTTCAACTCAATCATCTGTAAATAATTCAGGAAATACCGTTATTCAAGATGTAACATTAGATACATACGGACATGTTACTGGGTTAACATCAAAAACATTATCAATTCCTTCATCATTATCAGAATTAGAGATTGGGGAAGTTAATGTTTCAGAGTTTGTAAATGATTCTGGATATACTACTAATACTGGTACTGTAACGGGAACTGGTGCAAGTGGTAGAGTTGCTCTATGGAGTGGAACTTCAGGTCTTACATCTGATAGTGGTATCCTTTACAATGCTGGTTCAGACCAAATTCAAGTTCAAAAACTTAAAGTTGGTTATGGTACAAGTTCATCACCTACTATAATGGTATCTGGTCAATCGGATACAGGAATTTATTGGGTTTATAATCCTGAGGCAATACATATGAGTATTAATGGTAGTGAAAGGTCTGCTTTATCTGAAGCTGGCCTGAAAATTGTAAATGCTTCATTGGGTGTTAATACAAACGCTAATTCAACTAATGGTAGAGTTGATGCATCGAATGATGTAGTAGCATTCTCATCCGATAAAAGATTAAAAGAAAATATTAAACCAATTAAAAGCGCTTTAGATAAAGTTGATTCCTTATCAGGATTTACATTTAATTGGAATGAATTAGCAGAAAAAGAAGCAGGATTTAGTAGAGAAGAATCATTCGTAGGTGTATTTGCACAAGATGTTGAAAGTGTATTACCAGAAGCAGTTAAAAGAGCACCATTTGATAACGATGGTAATGATGGTTCTATATCAGGTGAAAATTATCTAACTGTACAATACGAAAAATTAGTTCCATTATTGATTGAATCAATCAAAGAGTTAAAATCAGAAATAGAAGAACTGAAAAAAGGTAAATAATGGCACTACAATCATCAGGTACAATAAAAATGAGTGAAATCAATACTGAGTTGGGTAGAACATCTACTACATCCAACACTTCATTAAAAGATTGTAGTAATGGAACTAATGGTACTATCAATACACAAAATGAGGCAGCAAATAGACCTGATGGTTCATCACCTCATCAGATGAGTGAGTTTTATTCGTATAATCATACTCTAAGTTCTTTAACAGCAATTAGTATTAAATACAACGCTGATGAAACTGATGAAGCTTGTGGTGCAGAATTAACTCCAACTTATTATCACGATGGTTCCGGAACAAACCCAACCGAAGGTGATAATCTATATGTAAATGAAGCTGGAAGTACCGAAGCACCTACTGGATATTATGTATTTGGTAGTACAAACGCTGGAGCATATGTTGAGGATGGAGTAGTAAGTTCAGAAACTTTCAGTTGTGGTCGTTCAGAACGAAGATTAAAGTACAATATAGAATATATGGGTGATTCACCAATGGGCATTCCAATGTATCACTTCAACTATAAAGATGAATCACATGGAAAAGGTAGATTCGTTGGAACAATGGTAGATGATTTAGAAAGATTAGGTTTTGAAAAAGCACTAATTCGTACTAAAAATGGTATTTTTGTAAATTATGATAAGATTGATGTACCATTTCACAACATAACTAACTGATAATCAAATAGATGTTGATGATGTTGATAGTGTAACTAACTGATAACCAACAAGTTATGTTAAAAGAATATTTAGAAAACGAAGTTATATTTACCGAAACAGAATTAAAATCAAATTTTATAAATTGTGATTGTCCGATTATGGGAACTAATGAATCTGAGTTGATGAAAGAATCAGCTGATGTTTTATGTTCTAATAATGGTTCTGTTTTAAATGTAGGATTTGGTTTAGGAATCATAGATACATATATTAGAAATCACAATCCAAAAGAACATCATATAATAGAAGCTCATCCACAAGTTTGTGAAAAAGCAAAAGAAATGGGATTTGATGTACATTGTGGGTTATGGGAAGATGTTATAAAGAATTTTATAAAAGAGGGTAAACGATTTGATAGTATTTATTTTGACACGTATGTTTTTGATTATGAAAAATATCCTCAATGGGCATCATTCACAAAAATAGTTCCTAAATTACTAAATCCAAATGGAATATATTCTTATTTTAACGATATAGCATCTAAAATAGAGAAAGTAGAAGAAATTATAGAACCATTTGGATGGGAAAAACATATAAAAACTATACCACACCCAGTCGGACATCAAACTTATGAATTGATATGGTGGATAAATAAGTGATTCTTAAAGATTCTCATATTTATATAAAAGAATTAGGAGATAATAAATGGCAGTAAACATTCCAATATGGCCTGGCTCATCATCATTTTCAGAAGGTAGTACACCTTTTGGGCATTATGATACCGATACAGAATTCACATCATCAGCTGATAAAACTGCTGGATGGTGTGCTAAGAGATTAGGTTATCCTATAGTTGATATTGAACTACAGGATATAAACTTCTATGCTTGTTTTGAAGAAGCGGTTACAGAATACTCAACACAAGTTAATCAATTTAACATTAGAGAAAATTTACTTTCAATAAAAGGACAAGATACTGGTTCTAACTTATCTCAAACCCAACTTAACGCAAACTTAGGTGGATTGATAACTTTAGCTAAAGATTATGGTAGTGAAGTTGGTAGTGGTGGTTCTATAACATATTATACAGGTTCATTTGTAATGAAAAGTGGACAACAAGTTTATGATTTAACAGATTTAGCTAGTTCAAGCGCATCTTTAGAGAGTGGAACTGCTGGTGTAGATAAATTTGAAATTAAAAAATTAATGCACTTTGCTCCACCTGCTATGGTTAGATACTTTGACCCGTTTGTAGGAACTGGTTTAGGTTCACAACAAATGATGGATACTTTTGGATTTGGTAATTACTCACCAGGTGTTTCATTTATGATGCAACCACTTTATGATGATTTATTAAGATTACAAGCTATTGAATTTAATGATAAGGTTCGTAAATCACAATTTGGATTTGATATTCAAAATAATAGAGTACGTGTATTTCCTGTTCCATTAGCAGGTGATAATAATATGAAAATACACTTTCATTATGTATTAGAATCAGAAAGAAACAATCCAGTAGTTAACTCATCAGTAGTATCTGATTACTCAAACGCCAAATATGATAGAATAGAGTATAATAAAATCAATCACGTTGGTAAACAATGGATTGCTAAATATACATTAGCATTAGCTAAAGAAATGTTAGGTGCAGTAAGAGCTAAATTTAGTTCAGTACCAATACCTAACTCAGAAATAACATTAGATGGGGCTGATTTAAGAAGTGAAGCAGCATCAGAAAAAGAAATCTTAATTACAGAATTAAGAGAAAACTTAGAAGCTACTTCTAGAAAAGCATTATTACAGGCACAACAAGAAGAATCAGAGGCAATGGAATTAACTTTAAATAGAGTTCCTCGTGCAATTTATATAGGGTAAAAAATGGCGCTATTTGGTGGACAGAGAGATATGGCTTTGTTTAGTAAAATAAACAAAGAGTTGATAACGGATATTATAGATACCGAAGTTTATTACTATAAGGTCATCATAGAAGATACAAAACAAAACTTATATGGTGAAGGTAAAAACAAAGTTTATTATAATCCTGTAAAAATACCAACATTAGTTGATAGAACAAATGCAGAAGCTGTATTTGATGAGTTTGGTACATCCTATACTAGAAACGTAAACTTCTACTTCCTAAGAGATACATTAGTAGATAAAAATATATTTCCTGAATTAGGTGATGTAATTGAATGGAATGATGAACAACACATTGTAGATGTAACATTCCAAAACCAATTCTTCGCAGGTAAAAATCCAACTACTTGGGATGGTGGTGATGAGCATGGATATAGTGTATCTATTATATGTGAAACGCATGTGGCTAAGAGAAGCCAACTTAAATTAAGAGATGATTTTAGAGTAGGTGTTAATAAAGATAATAATGATTTACCAGTAGGAATCTAATATGGCTCAAAGATATAGAATAGAAAGAGATGATAAGATTGATTTGAAAAGAACCCAAAGTTCCTTTTCAGATGACCCTAAACTGAATAAAGCGAAACAAATATCTCGTAGAAACGATGATGTTAAGAATATTCAGGTTGGTATCTATGATATTGATTTGGCATTTAAAGATTTCTTAGAAAGAGATGTTAAACCAATCATTGAAGAAAGTGGTAAGTTTATTCCTGTACCTGTATTATATGCATCACCTGAAAACTGGTCGTCTGCACAAAGAGATGGGTTTCTTAGAGATGGTAACGGTAAAGTACAAACACCACTAATTTCTTTTAAAAGAAATTCATTAGATATCAATACAGAATATTCTAAATTGAAAGTAATGACTGATGAAGATACATCACAATCATTTGTAAGAAAATATTCACAAGAAAATAGATACGACCAATTTTCTATTTTACAAGACCAGAAACCAGTACAAGAAAAGTTTATTGTAGATAGACCTGATTACGTTAATATATCGTATGATGTTATTGTATGGTGTGATTATATGGAAGATTTAAACAAAGTAGTAGAACAAATTATATACTTTCAAGGTGGTGCTTTTGGACAAAGGTATAAATT